AAACAGATTTAGTAGGAAAAGCCTTTGAAGAATTATCTTTGTCAATCAATAATGATATTAAAGAAGGCATCAAAGGGCTAATTAAAGGAACATCTACTCTTGGAGATTTACTTAACAATGTTGCTGATAGATTTTTAGACGTAGCACTTAACCAAGCATTATTCGGTTCAATATTAGGTTCAAAAGGAGAAAAAGGTGGTGGTATTTTAGGTGCTATTGGTTTATTTGCTAACGGAGGTAGACCACCAGTAGGAAGACCTTCAATTGTAGGAGAGAAAGGGCCAGAGTTATTCGTACCAAGATCATCTGGAACGATTGTGCCAAATAATAAACTTGGAGGTGGCGGTAGTACGAGTGTTGTTGTTAATGTAGACGCATCAGGTTCAGATGTTCAAGGAGATGATGCTGGAGCAAAAGAACTTGGAACTCTCATATCTGTTGCAGTACAAGGAGAGTTATTGAAACAACAAAGACCTGGAGGGCTACTTTCTAGTTTACGCTGATGGCTACGTTTCCTAGTTACAATCCACAATACTCTGCTACAAAGCGTAGTCAGTCAAACCTTAGAATTACTCAATTCGGAGATGGCTACCAGCAAAGAACTACTTTTGGTTTGAATCAAGATCCAAAAGTTTGGAATCTTACATTCAATGTTGATGATGAAGATGCAGATGAGATCGAAACATTTTTAGAAGCTAGAGGAAAAGATGGGGCATCATTTGATTGGTCGCCTCCTGATACAACAACAACATTTAAATGGATATGTAGAAGTTTTAATAGAGAAATGTTTGAGTTTGATCGAAACAGAATCACAGCTAGTTTTGAAGAAGTATTTGAACCCTAATGGCAGTACCAGTTTCAGCTTTACAAGAAATAAATCCTGGAGCAGTAATAGAATTGTTTACTTTGCAACTTGATGCAACATTACATGGTTCAACTACGATTTATAGATTTCATAATGGTGCAAATCTAAATGCAAATGGAGAAGTTGTATGGGCTGGTAACAGTTATCTAAGATTTCCTATTCAATGTGAAGGGTTTGAATTTACAGGAACAGGAACTTTACCAAGACCAACTATATCTGTCAGCAATATTTTTGGAACGCTTACTGCAATTATGCAGAACGTAAATCAGACCACAGTTGGTAATGATTTAAATGGTGCAAAATTAACAAGGATTAGAACTTTGGCACGTTTTTTAGATGCTGTTAACTTTGCTCCGCAAACTGTTACAAGCACATCAACTCAAACTGTAGCTGATCCTTCTGATGCTGAAACTGTCACATATACTGTCACAGTAGTCCAAGATTCTGGAGGTAATAATGTTTTTGCTTTGAATGGGGTTCAAAAACCAGTTATAACAATGAAACGTGGTTCAACTTATATTTTTAATCAATCTCATAGCTCTAATGTAAATCATCCTTTGAGAATAAAATCTGATGCTGGAGGACAGCAAACTACTGTTAACGCAGGAACTTTAGGCACAGATGCAACTGTAACTTATTCTCCAGCTTATCCTTCTGCTCCAAATGATTTGAGATACTACTGCACAAGTCATGGAAATAATATGGGCAACACAATTACAATGAATGACCCAAATACAATTCAGCAGCAGACAACTTCATCTTCCACTACACAAACGAATCCATTTGGTACTCCCGATCCAACGGCAGAATTTCCACAAGAAATTTATTTTTTAGATAGAAAAGTTAGTGAAAATAGAGATGTAGTTCAATGGGAAGCCATATCAGCCCTAGACTTGGTAAATGTAAAATTACCAAAAAGAATTGCTACTAGGGATATTTTCCCTGGGATTGGTACGTTTGTTGGATGACTTGGCAGGATATTGCACTTAAACACGCAGAAAAAGATGCACCACATGAAGCTTGTGGTTTATTAGCTGTTTATAAAGGTAAAGAGAAGTATTTTCCCTGTAAAAATCTTGCAGAAGATTTAGGTGAACAATTTATCATCGATCCTGATGATTGGGTAAAAGCTGAAGATGCTGGAGAAGTCATTGCTGTTTTTCATAGCCACCCACAGATACCACCATTTCCTAGTCAAGCTGATCTTGCAAGCTGTGAATATTTAGATTTACCTTTTTACATTGTCACTCCAGAGACAAAAGAATGGCACTACTTTGAACCATCTGGTTATAAAAAAGGATTGATTGGTAGACAATGGGTGTGGGATATTCAAGATTGCTGGACTTTAATTACTGATTGGTATAAAGAAAAGAAAAATATAGAAATAAAACATTGGAAACGACCCAAAAGCCCTGAAGAATTTAGTAAGTCACCTTTATTTGAATACGCTCTACCTAAATTGGGTTTTACAGAAATAGATGATAATGTTGAAACAGAAGTTGGGGATGTTTTTATTATGGATACAGGATTAGGAACTTTGGATCATGCTGCTGTCTATATCGGAGATCAAACCATTCTTCATCATTGTGTGAAAAGACTTAGTTGCAGAGAAACTTATGACCAAAAGTATATAGAATGGACAAAGAAGAGGTATCGCTATGCTCAGTAAAATAAAAGTTTACGGAAGGTTAGCTCGATTTCTTGGAGAGCGTAGTTTTGAAGCTGAAATAACAACCCCACTCCATGCTTTTAAGTTTTTATTGGCAAATTTTCCTCATTTGGAACGACACATGATGGAACAAAATTATTGTATCAAAGTCGGTAAAGATGAGATTGATGAGACAGAATTATTTAATCCGATAGGTCAACAGGAAATAAAAATAGTACCAGTAGCAACAGGTTCAAGAGGTATAACAAGAGTATTAGCTGGAGTTGCATTAATTGGATTAACAGTAGCAACAGGTGGTTTTGGTACTACTGCTGGATTTTCTGGGTTAGGGTTTTCGGCAAGTGCTGGAGCGGCAGCAGGAGCGAAAATTACACTAGGAGCAGGATTGGCAGCAGCAGCAGGAAATTTAGGTATTTACTTAGCATTGTCTGGAGCAGCACAGATGCTTACTCCCGTTCCACAACCTCCTGGAGTTTCAGAAGATCCACAATCTCAGAACTTTTCATTTAGTGGAGTGCAAAACACATCAAGAGCAGGAACAGCAATACCTGTAATATACGGAGAAATTTTTGCTGGTTCTCTAGTAGTATCAGCAGGAATTGATACAGTACAGATAAAAGGTACAGCGTAAATGGGAATTGTTAATCGCTCTGAAGATGATGTAGTAGTAGATTCCTCTCTACCCTCTGATGCCCTATCGAGTAAACAATTTGCAACTATTGTTGATGTTCTTAGTGAAGGTGAAATAGAAGGCTTTCCATCAGCAGCAGCATTTACAAAAGGCACAGCCAACTACAATACAGCAGCATTAAAAGATGTATTTTTAGGGAAAACTCCAGTATTAAGAGCTAGTGCCGATCCAACAAATACTCAAGCTACAGACTTCAACTTTCAAGATGTAGAGTTTGAACCTAGATTTGGAACGTCAGATCAAACATTTATTTCTGGTATTGCAAACATTGAAACAGAAAATAATGTAGGTGTAAAAGTAGAAAACGGAACTCCAGTATCAAGACAGATAACAAACTCCAATATTAATGCTGTTAGAGTCACTCTTCGTTTTAATGGTCTACAAACATTTGAAACTAACGGAGATGTTAATGGTGCATCAGTAGAGCTAACAATAAAAATTATCCAAAATAATGGAACGACAAGCACTCCAATATCTGACACAGTTACAGGAAGAACCTCCTCTGCTTATAACAGAGATTATCGGATTGATTTACCTAGTAATCTTAATTATCCAATAACAGTTCAAGTAACAAGAGTAACTGCTGATGCTACTGACCCCAATAGGTTAAGAGATGAGTTTTTCTTCCAATCTTTTACTGAAATTATTGATGAGCAAAGACCTTATCCTGATATTGCTCATTTAGCTTTAAGGTTTGACTCTGAACAGTTCTCATCTGTTCCTAGACGAATGTATAAAGTTCGTGGGGTAAAAATAAAAATACCTCATAACGGAACTGTAGAAGCTGCAACAGGAAGAATAACTTACACAGGAACATTTAATGGAACGCTCACTACATCTAAAGTTTGGTGTTCTGATCCAGCTTGGATTTTATTTGATCTTTTAACAAATGTCAGGTATGGATTAGGAGATCATATTACTGAAGCTCAATTAGATAAATATGCTTTTTACAGTGCCTCTGTTTATTGTTCAGAGTTAGTAGATGATGGAGCAGGAGGACAAGAACCTAGATTTAGTTGCAACACAATTCTGCAAGCAAGACAAGATGCTTATGAAGTCGTAAATTCTCTTACCTCTGTAATGAGATCAATCAGTTTTTGGACTGCTGGTTCTCTTACGATTTCACAGGATAGACCTACAGATCCTAGCTATTTGTTTAATCTTTCAAATGTAACATCAGCAGGATTTGGATATTCTGGTACGAGTCTTAAAACAAGAGCAACTGTAGTTTCCGTGTCATATTTTGATATGGATAACCAAGAATTAGACTTTGAAACTGTAGAAGATGCCTCTGCAAAAGCTAAATATGGGGTTTTACATAAAAAAATTACAGGTTTTGGCTGTAGTTCTAGAGGTCAAGCTGCAAGATTGGGTAGATTTTTATTATTTGAAGAACAAAATTCTACTGAAACAATTAATTTTACCACTGGTTTATCAGAAGGAGTCGTTGTAAGACCAGGGCAAGTTATTGAAGTAAGCGATCCAATAAGGGCAGGACTAAGAAGAGGAGGAAGAATAAAGTCAGCAACAACGACAACTGTAACTGTAGATAATACAGAAGATACAGATTTAGACTCTACAAACAATCCAACACTTAGCGTTGTCTTATCTGATGGATCAGTAGAAACAAAACCTGTTAGTGGTATTTCTGGTGCTGTTATTACAGTATCTTCCGCTTTTTCATCTGCTCCAAATGCAAATAGTGTTTGGATTTTAAGTAATACCACTTTGCAAACTACTCAATGGAGGGTGGTCAGCGTAACTGAAGATAAAGATAATTATGCAATTATTGGAACGGCTTACAACTCAGGGAAGTTTGCATTTATTGAAGATGGATCTCCGTTACCTGTTAGAAATGTAACGATATTAAATGTACTAAAAGATGCTCCTACTGATTTAACTGCTACTCAACAGTTCTATGTTGAAAATCAAAAAGCAAAAGTAAAGATTATTCTTGATTATGAAGCTGTTCAAGGTGTCAGCCAATATAGAGTTCAATACAGAAAAGACAATGGAAACTTTGTTAGTACTACTGTTACGGGAACAGATTTTACAATATTTGATGCGAGTGAAGGCACTTATGAATTTAGAGTATTTAGTTTAAATGCAGCATTAGAAGCATCAGCAGAACCAGCTACATTAACAAAAGATTTTGCAGGAAAAACTGCAATTCCAGCAGATATAACAGGGCTTACTGCTGAACCAATAAACAATAAACTGATTCGTTTGAAATGGAATAGATCAACAGATATTGACGTTACTCACGGTGGTTTAGTCTATATAAGACATGATAGTTCTGGAACTGATGGCACTGGTACGTTTGAAAAAGCTGTTGACTTAATAGAGGCTGCTCCAGGTAACTCAACTGAAGCGGTAGTTCCTGCTATTACTGGAGAATACATTCTTAAATTTCAAGATGATGGGGGTAGATTTAGTGCAGGAGAGGCCAGTGTTGTTGTAAATATCCCAGAAATAACTGATGATTTACTTGTTCAAACTAGAAGAGAAGATTTAGATAATCCCAAGTTTCAAGGTGCAAAGGTTAATACAGCTTTTGATGCAACAACAAATTCTCTTAATTTAACTGGTGCAGGACAGTTTGATAATATTGCTGATCTTGATGCTGTTGGATCACTTGATGATGTTGGAGGAATATCTCCATCAGGTACTTATGATTTTGCTTCTACTTTGGATTTAGGTTCAGTATTTAGTCTTGATTTAGTAAGACATTTCAAAACAGAAGGTTTTTATCCGTCAGATTTGTTTGATTCAAGAACTGCAAACTTAGATACTTGGACAGACTTTGATGGGACAGATGCTAATGATGTAGATGCTCAATTATTTGTACGCACCACACAGGATGATCCTTCTGGTTCTCCTACATACAGCGACTTTCAAAACTTTACAAGTGGTATGTTCAAAGCAAGAGGATTTCAATTTAGAGCAGTTCTTACCAGTGATGATCCAGCACAGGATATTAGAGTATTTCAGTTAGGTTATTCAGCAAAATTAGAAAAAAGAATAGATCAGGGAACTGGTCAAACTATAACTTCATCAGCAGGAGTAACTACAGTTCCATTTACTTCTCCATTCTTTGTTGGAACGTCAGCACTTGGAAACCTTAATCAACATTTACCGACAGTTAATGTCACTGCTCAGAACTTAGCTTCTGGTGATTTCTTTGAAATATCAAATATAACTGCAAGTAATTTTCAAATACACTTTAAAAATTCATCAAATGCTTCTATAAGTAAGCAATTTACATTTACGGCTGTTGGTTTTGGAAAAGGATAGTATAATAGGAGCAATGTTACTTTTCTAAATGGCTAGAGTTGATAACACAGGTGGGGCAGGGTATGTCATAGACAATGGAACGGGTGCTGCTGTCCGAACAAAATTAAATCAAATTACTGCTGCTATCAACTCTTTAAATAGCGGTTCTGGCGATCCATCAATAAATTCAGCCTTTCAGCCACATATTGATACAGGAAGTTCATTATTTAAGATAAGAAACGCAGCTAATAACGCATATGTAACGATAGGAAATATCAGTTTAGATAATTTAGGTCATGTTGTAGCAGCAAGTCCTACGATGACAGGTGATGTTACGATGTCATCTACTGGATTTTTAAAAGTTCCTGTTGGTACAACAGCACAAAGGCCAGGATCAGCAGCAGCAGGACAGTTTAGATATAACTCAACCACAGGACAATTTGAAGGCTATACAAATGCTTGGGGATCTATTGGAGGCGGTGCTGGAGCTACGGGAGGAGGTAATGATGAAGTATTCTTTGAATCGG